GTTCATTGTTCATGCCGCTTTTGTTTTCATTCTCCTTGTGATGGCTATTATTGCTTGTGCATTATTCTGTATTATGGTTGATATAGCCAAAGATGGAAAGGCAAAAGGAGTTTCAGAAAGAGAATTATCTGATAAATTGCTAATGCAATACTTAGATATTCGCTTTTCAGACGAAAAGCGAGGAACAAAGCGTAAGGCGAAAAATAGACACATTAGAGTGTTTGGCCATAGAATTGCGAATGAAAAGTAATGCGTATGAAGTGGCCAGTGATTTCAAACATATAAAAAACAAGAAACATGGAAAAAGAAAGCAAAAAACCAATTCCGAGTAAAAAGGCGTTCACCTTGTCAAAGGCTAAACTTGCCAGTGGTGGCGGCCTAGATGTTCATTATGAAGTCTTGGAGAAAGAGGGTGATGAACATTACCTTAACAAGCATCATGATGAGTGTGCGCAGGACGTTCACCCAAAGCTTAGCAAGTTGTTCCAAGAATTACGTCCAATAGTTGGCCGTATCTTCAATATCACGAGTTTTAAAACTCTGATGGAAACGGAGGAGTTTGGCGCAAGTGATGAACAAAAAATGTTAGGTGAGGACTTTGCGCAAGAATGCCTAGACAAAATAGAAGTGCGTGGAATTTCACTAAGTGGAAAAGAGGACAAAGTAGGCGTTGTTATCACATCTGTTTACGAGGTTGCAAATGGCCAAAAAGTGGCCATTAATACGCCACGACTTCGTTTTGGTTATGAAACTTGTGGTTTTGAGGAAGAACTCGAAAATATCGTTTACGGAATTGAAAACGAGGTTTACGAGTTTCTTTTTATTGGCAAAAAGGCCGAATTATCCCTATTTGGTGAAGACCAAGGAGATAAAGAGCAAGGCGACCAAACAGAAGAAGACAACTATTAATAACATTGGCGGAGCATTGCGCTCCGCCTTTACCTTATAAATATGGCCATACTAATAGAAGATGTAGCATGTTATCTGTATGCACGCGATAAAGGCTTTGAGCCACTTATCGACAAACGATTTGAAATGCCTATAAGTGTGCGTGTGGATGTGCAGCGGCATTTATTCGGCCGTGGCCACTCGATGGCCGAAAATGAAAAGTTTTATCGCTATTGTTGGCGAATATATCCGCACATCTGCCAAGAATGCTTGCGGCCGCTTGGCAATTATTCGGCCGTATATATATCGCACATACGCACGCGCGGAGCATTTCCCGAAATGGCACACGATGTTAGAAATGTGAATGTACTTTGTTTCCAACATCACAACCAATGGGAAACGGGCGATAGAAGGGCAATGCGGATATATCCGCGCAATGCCATGACAATAGAGCAGCTTACAAAAGAGTATAACGAGTTTTGGCGGCCTTAAAATATGCTTAATTGTTATAGAATGTAAACAAAGCGCGTTTTGATGGGTATTTATGTTAACGAAATTCAAAATAACGATATTTGTTTGTTTTTTGCTTGCAGGTTTCAAATATAGTTATTACCTTTGCATTGTGATTAAGAAACACACATACAAAACTTGTTTCAAGGTCACGCAACAAACTTGCCAAAGTATAAATGGTTTCGGAATGTCGATGTAGGGACGGACGAGTAAAAACACAAAGAAGCCTAAGCCTTGGTGGTATGGCGAGCGGTCTACATAACGCCTACCAACGCAAAACATCGTATGCGCGTTGATGTTAGCCCGAAAGGGCGCGGTTGAAAGCCTGAAAAGATAACCGCTTAAAATGGCTGATGCCCTTGGCGTTGGGGCGTGGAACTCACCACGCGCTAAAAAAGAGGAACTTCGCACATGCGGACAATAGCCTGTAAAGTTGGGGTGTTCAAAAAATCCGTAGAGTACGCATTATGCGTAAGTACCCACTTAATCTAGGCATGGCACTTGTAACCTTTTAGGTATGCAAGAGTGGTTGGGGCGATAATGTGAGTGAACCCCCGTAGAACTCTACTCAATAAGCGTTGAATGCGCGCGATTTAGCACTTATCATAGTGCAGCATCAAGGAGGACGCTCCTTGCGCAGGTCAGCAATGCGCTGAAAGCTGAAATCCGCAACGGTGGCCAACCATGAAAGCTAGTGGTTTGATGCTAAGCAAGCGGCAAAGGGCAAGCCCACGGCTTGGGCTAAGCGAATGCCCCGCGCGGTGTTTTTAGTGTTTTTGACACCGCATTTTATTTTAAAAAAGATGGAGGAACTAACTATGACGAACTTTTTGAACTTTAAGGCGGCAAAAGATGCCGACCTTTGGTGGCTTTGCCTAGCCGATGCCGCGGGCGGTATTCTCGATGAGAGAGATAGTTGGTTGGCAGTAGTTGATGTAAGGGTGGGGCGTAGTCTTACGGCCTGTGGCCATAAGTTCCGCATGCCCAGTTTTGACAATTTAAGCCGCGGATGGGTACGCAGGAATGTACCCCAATAGGCTGCCTATTCTGTGTTATGCCACACAGCGAACAAGGACAAAAAGCACATCATAAAGGCCAATGGCGCGAGCCTTAACCAATTCGCGCTATAATTTTTAAATTCAAAAAAGATGAAGAAGTACATTAGTAATGCTTTCTCTTTGCAGATGCTAGACACTAGCAAGGAGGTTAAAGTAAACATTACCCCCATCAGTGAGGGGGAGTTTAATGGTGCAAAAGCCACGGCCGTGTCTGCCGTTGGTCACCCCGATACCGCGGCCGTTTTGGGCGTTCCTTTCAACAGGATGAGCCTTAAATTAGAGCAAGGTGACGAGTTATTTGTCGCTCAGCTTGTTGGCGGCCGTCTGCCAGAGGGATGCACCGAACTGCCACAAGGCTTTAAGTTCACCTACTTAAAGGTGACACTAGTTTAACATATACCACTAGCTTAGCGGCTAGTGGTTTTGTAGTATCTAAAAAATTGAATATGGAGAATAAAAGAGGAGGAGCGCGTAAGCGTGCAGGTAGAAAAAAGTTGGGCAAAACCTCGATTATGGTTTACCTTTCGCCAGAAAATGCCAACTTTGTGCGAGAAATGGCAGAAAAATATTATAAAACGCTTTCTAGTACGGTGGAAGAGTTCATTGTTCAAGCGAGAGAAAGGGCAAGAAATGAGGGTTAACAAACCTAATTACGCCGAAATATCAAGGCGTAGCGTTCGCGCGGACTTCGCGCCGCGTAAATTCCAACGTGAAATAAGAAAGGAAAGGCCGCAAAGTGAGGATGTACGCAGAATTGTGTTTGTTAATCCGAATAGTGGCTATTTCAAGTACAAAAACTTACTTCTAGGCAAACAAGTGCGCTTACTTCGCGAGGCCATTCTTGGCGGTTGGTTTTGTGAGTTTCTGAACGACCACGACCGAAAGGCCGTCAATGATGCAGCAGGATGGAGTAACGAAAAAAGAGAATACTTGTTTGATGGGGTGAAATTCAAATAAAACATGAGTGACAAGTTAATAGAAAACATATTTGGGCTAGCCGCCTTTATAGTTGTTTTCGTAGTTTATTACCTAACAATTCGCGAAAAATGAAAGCTGAAAATGGTTACAAATTTGTGTTTTGGGGTTTCGTCTTGCTGACCCTATTCTGTTACATCTACACGCTTGTAGACGTTGTTCGTTCAATTTTTAAACTTTTCTGATTATGGCAATAAACAAAGTTATATTACTGGGTAATGTTGGAAATGCGCCTAAAATGTACACTTTTGACGATGGCCGAAAGGCGGCGCAAATATCGTTGGCCACGTCAACGCCCGAATACACAAAAAAAGACGGCACAAAGGTTAACGGCGTGACAGAGTGGCACAACGTGGTATTATACACACCATTAGCCGAGATAGTAGAGAAGTACGTCCATAAGGGCGATAAACTCTACATCGAGGGGCGCAACCATTATCGAGAGTACGAGGCAAATGGCGTTAAGCAATACTTTACGGAGATTATTGCCAATAGTTTGGAGTTGTTAACGCCAAAGCCAAAGCAACCATCGCCAGAGCCATTCGCGGCGGCCGCGCCACAACAACAGCCGGCGCAAACGGCACAAGTGCAACAAGTGGCACAGCCCACACAGGCGGCGCAAGGAAATTCAGATGATTTACCATTTTAAGTAAAAATGTTATGCAGATAAACATAACGGAATATGACGCACTTAAACATGATGCGTTTAGAGCATTAAGCGTTAAGCAGCCATTTGCTAACGATTTAGTTAATATCGCCTATGAAGACGATGATGGCAACTCGTATGGTTTCAAAAGCATAGAGGTACGTAGCAGATGCACCAGTTACAGGGGTAAATTACTGATTTGTAGCAGCAAATCTCCAAAAATACCTAACATGCAAAGTGGCTGTGCGCTTGGATTTGTTGAGGTGTACGGCGTTAAGCGTGTAGAAGACTTTACGGACGAAGATTGGGACAAGACACGAATACCACGCGCGCGCCGTGCGGAGATAAAAACGGGCTGGGGGTGGCTTGTCCGAAACCCCAAACGAGTTGTAGAGTTGCCAATAAAAGGGCAATTGGGTATTTTTAATGCCCTTTTTGAAAAAGGCGATATTGTCGAATATCCGCAATTTTGCAAAGTCGATAAAGAAGATTTTGAATTACTCAACAAATAAAAAAAGATGGAAAACGAATTAAAGAAAATCGAAAGTGGAATAAAAGAACTTATGGCCGCCGTTGAAACACAGCGTAATGAGTTAAACAAGTCCGCTAGCGTTAGGCGCACAAAGATGTCGCGCAATGAGAAAAAAGTAAGGGAGCAATTGTTTTCGTGCAAGACTTATTTGCGTTTCGCAAAAACAAGCATCGAGAACATACGCCAAAGTGTCCAATCAATAAAAGAAAACGCGTGAGTTATGGAAATCGAAAAAATCTTTTATGAGCAAATAACAGATTGGTTGGCAGAGAATGAAAACAATAGCATTATTATCATTGCCAACGAAATTACAGACGATGGAAACGCAAAAATCTTCGCAACCGTTCAAGGCAATGAAAAGCCGCTAATCACTTCTATTGCCCAAACAATCAACAACAACAAGGGAATTAACAAAGTGTTAAGTGATGCAATGGCACTTCGGGACTATGTTAACGAGAAAAGAAGAAAAACCAATTAAAGAGAAAAGTTATGACAGAACAAGAATATTTGCAGAAATCGAAAGAAATCAACGATAAAATAAACGACTTACATTCAAAGCAATTTGAATTAAATGTAAAGTACATAGAGTGCAATGCGCCTTATGATATTGGCACTAAGTTAGTAGTACGCAATAAGTTCAACAATAAAACGTTTGTCTGCTGGGTCGTTGGTTATTTCGTTGAATATAACAAAATTGTTATGATTTACAACGATGCTAAAAATAATGGTGAACGTTCAATGCGCCAATATAAGGCCAACATTTATAACTTGGAAATGCGAATTTGCGATGATGACAAAGATAACGCAAATAGGGCGAGCGGCCTTTTGTTTTAACGTCAAAAGCCTAGGCAAAAACAAGATTGTAACGCCTTACATTTCCATTTCGGTTATTAACGGAATTGATATTTGTGTAGATGTGTGTGTAGGGGCATTATTTTGGCAAGTTTGCTTGCGTTTTATATGTCTGAAAAACTTTGATAAGTGAAAGAAAATCACTATATTTGCATGTAAATAAACAAGTAAAAATAAAAAAGATGAAAGAAGAAAATTGGTTGTCCATCAACAAGGAGAAAAACAAGGAACTTATTGCGTTATTTAACAAAACGTTTAGCAAAGATATTGAAGAACGTATGAGCGCATTTCAGTTACTTTATGACGAATTGCGGGGCATGAATATAGCCAATACCGCCCACGAGCGTGTTTTATATGATGTTGGGCAAATGGAATTTGTGGCCACACAAGCTTTTGGCACTATATATCATATAATGGCCTTATGTGGATTTGATAGTATTGACTTGTTAAAAAAATATATAGAGCGCGTAAAAAATGGTATATATACCAAACAATTGCCGCCAAAAAATAAATTACTCGATTATCAAGAGTACACTTTGAGTATGTCCAAAATGGGGTGATATTCGAGAATAACCTTGCGAAAGAGGTTAATGTATTCGAGTTTGAAGAAAGCGTTTCAAAAGCCTTGTCCGTTCGTAGTGTAAGAGAAAGGTTAGGCGCGCTAATTATGTCAGATATTGAATACATCGTTAACGAGGACGATGGAAACAAATATAAAGTTGAAGTTGTTATCAGAAAGGAAGATTGCTAGTTTATTAATTATTGTTTGTAGGATGGTAGAGCGCGTGAGCGTTCTGCCATTTTCGACAAAATAAAAAAGTGTAAAATGGAGCGAAAAGACAACATACAGCCAACCAATACGGAGTATAACCACGTGAATGAAGATTTGCGCGGCAAGCTAGCGCATGGTGAAGACAATGCGGAATATAACGAGTTTGTAGACAAATTCAAGAAAAAGAGGGCTTCGGACGATTGTTATACGCCTACTAACGTATTTGAGGCCGTTGTCGATTGGTGCGAAAAGGAATACAACATTGACCGAAACAAGATTGTGCGGCCATTCTATCCAAATGGTGATTATAAAACTTTCCAATATGGAAAGGATTGTATAGTTTTGGATAATCCGCCATTCTCGATTTTGGCGGAAATTGTGCGTTTTTACGTTGAAAACAACATAAAGTTCTTTTTATTCGCTCCATCATTGACTTTGTTCAACTCGTGTACGACTTGCACGGCCGTATGTGTAGGTGCTGAAATAATCTACGAGAACAAAGCCAATATCAACACATCATTTGTTACCAATCTGAACGGCAAAACGCGGTTGAGGTCTGCTCCAAGCCTTTACCAAGCAATAAAGGCGGCAAATGAGGAAAACCAAGGTAAGAAAAGGGCAACGCCAAAATACAAATATCCCTCGCATGTAGTTACGGCCGCCAGTATATCGTACTTATCTAAGTATGGCATAGAGTTTAGTGTCGATGAACTCGAAACGCAGAGAATAGCCGCACTAGACGAACAAAGAAAGGTTAAGAAGACGATATTTGGAAGTGGCTATTTGCTTTGCAACGAAAAGGCGCAAGAAAACGAAATATCAAGACGTTTAGCCGAGATAAATTCAGATATGAGGATATGGAATTTATCAGATGCCGAGTTAAAGAAGATAGAAGAACTAGACAGAGGACACGCAGAGTTATTGAGAATTAGGCGTGAAGAGTTCAGACGGATGGGGCAAGAATAGTCTAACATAGGTCTGAATTATACATAAACAATTAAGTAACAAGGGGTTAGTTATGAAGTACACGAAAGAAGTAAAAAAAATAATATTCGATGCCATAGCCGAGGGCGATACGCAGGTACAGGCATGTGTAAAGGCAGGGGTGAAAGAAAAGACCTTTTACCAGTGGAGGGCGCAGAAAAGTGAGTTTGCAGACCTTGTAAAGAAAGCCCACGAGAAGTATAGGGAAACTTTGCAGCACAAATTAGAAAACGCGTTGTGGAAAAAAGCCACTGGTTACGCCGAAACAGAAACAGAAACAGAATACACGCAGGACAAGGATGGCAATTTGGTAGTAAGGCGTAGAAAGTTGCGTGAAAAGCGTTACTCGCCCGATACGGCCGCGCTTATATTCGCCTTATGTAACATTGCTCCCCAAAAGTGGAAGAACATGAGGAATATACAAAGTGAGGATATTACGGATAAACCGCAAGAAGATTTGACCGAATACCACTTTGAGGGCATTTCGGATGATATTCTGTGTAACATTGCCGATGCCTTGCAAGATGCTAGGGCGGAGGAAGAAAATAACAAGAAATAAGGGGGCTTTTTTTAATGGTAAGAGGATTTAGGATAACGCCAAAGAGGGGGAGTAAGCCCGAAAAGGCAGTACAATTGTGTAGGGAATGCGCGCACGCTACATGGGTGATGAAGTGGCAGCATATAGACTTAGAGGGCAATCCGATTTGCCTAACTTGTCCATACTCAAAGGCTTACATATTACGCAGGACAAACGCGCATGATTGTACACACTATGTTAAAGGTACGCCAAAAGTGGGTGAAAAAAGTTTTTAATTATTTTACAAACACCCTTTATCCCCTCTTAGGGGCGATTAATACTAAATAGTTGATAATCAGCGATAAGTATTTTTCGCCCCTTTTTACTTAAAACTTTACAAAACATGGATAAAGACAAGCTAATAAAAGCACTTCGTAATAATCCCGAATTATTTGTGATGGCCGCGGCACGCAAACGGCTGCTTAACTTTGCGCGCTATATATGGCCAGATATGTCAATTGTAGAGTTTCATAGAAATTATTATCGTGTATTGGACTTGTTCGCGCATGGTAAGATTAAGAAGTTAATAATACAAGCACCGCCACAGCATGGAAAGTCGCAAGGAAGTAGCCGTTTTTTGCCCTCATTCATTTTTGGGCTAAATCCGAATAAGTTAGTTTGTATTGGCTCATATTCGGCCACAATGGCACAAGACTTTAACCGCGATGTTCAAAAAATCATGGATAACGAACGATATGCAAGATTGTTTCCACAAACATTCTTATATGGCTCTAATGGTGCGGTTTCAACACAGACGTATCTGCGTAATAGCAGTACATTTGAAATTGTAAATCATAAAGGCTCATTGCGTGTAGTCGGCCGTGGTGGCGCATTGACTGGTAAGACGGTTGATGTAATGATACTCGATGATGTGTACAAGGATTATGCGGAGGGAAACAGCCCAATAGTACGCGATGCCGCATGGAAGTGGTACACAACCGTTGTGCGCACTCGTCTGCATAACGACAGCCAGCAGTTAATTGTTTTTACTCGATGGAATAAAGACGATATAATTGGCCGCCTTGAAAAGAGTAAGGAGAAGATTATAGACGTTAAGAATTGGGCGGACTTAGATAACATACCAAGTGGCGCGTGGGTAAGGATAAACTACGAGGCAATAAAGACGGGTGAGCCGTCAGAGATAGACCAGCGTTCAGAAGATACGGCCTTATGGCCAGCGCGCCACAGCCTTGCGGCATTGAAAGAGCAAAGAGCGTTAGACCCAGTGCAATTCCAGTGCCTGCACCAAGGTAACCCAAGCAGCACGGAGGGGCTTTTGTACCAGCCTTTTAAAACATGGGTCAACAAGTCAGATTATGGCACATACATACGTAGTGGAAATTATACCGATGTGGCAGATGAGGGCAGCGACTTGTTATTTTCTGTTTGCTATGATATTTATCTTTCGCCAAACAAGGCGTACAATGAACGCACGGGTAATTTTGAACCAATATTGTTTGCATTAGTAACTGATATGGTGGCCACGGACGAGCCAACAGACGTTACAACAGTCACAATACCCGAAATGTTAAACAGAAATGGCACGCAAAAAGCATGGATAGAAAGCAATAATGGGGGGTCACAATTTGAAAAGGTCGTAAGAACCAAAGTTAAGGCTATAACCGTACCCTTTCACCAATCGAACAACAAAGAAAGTCGTATCATAACAAGTTCGGCAATGGTTAATCAAAGCATTGTTATGCCGTTTGGCTGGGAAACTCGCTATCCTACGATACACGAGAACTTAACAAGTTTCTTGCGCAATTTCAAAGCAAACAAACACGATGATATACCGGACGGACTTACGGGAGTTTACGAGAAAGAAATAGCCACAAAGAACGTACAGCCATATAACAGGCAAACGCGCGGCGTGGTGCGGAGGAACTAGCCACAGGCGCAAGAATGGCAATTTGTTTGGCATTTCCTTTCATGTGTGAGAAAAAAAACGTATATTTGTCGCATGAAACTCAATGGGTTAGAGTTTTTAAGTTACAAGTTTCATAATTATTAATAATTAAACAAAAACCAATATGGCTAGATTTTGTCAATGTCCGGGGCTAGCGGCTCTTAAATCAATCCCCAACGCAACATGCTCGGAGGGTTTCGGACAAATTCAAAAAGTTATTTTCCAACGCTTGCGCCAAGACAATGGCAAACCAAATGCGTTCACGACTGAAAAGCCTATCACCAAGTTAGCCAACTTAACGCCACTTCTTGCGGCCAATGACAGCACGAAAATAGTAGTTTCCCCATATCTGCAAGCCCCAAGTGCAGAACCGGGAGCGGCACGCAAGTTCGGCGGTGGCAACGATACTTTGGGCGGCATTGAAATTACCATCGGCCGAGAGCCTACCGCGTTCACGTGTGTTATCCGCAATGCCCCTCAATCGCAGATTAAGGCAATGAAGTATTTGAGTTGCGAGACGGACGTTCAGAACCTAGGCGTATTCCTTGTAAACGAGGACGGCGCAATAGGTGCGATTAAGGATGCCAAAGGCGCAGTTACGCCAATCCCCATTTTTAACCTGTTTATCAGTGACAAGGGATTTGGAGGGTTTGAAAACCCCGACAGCAATAACGTGAGTTGGAGTTTTCTCCCAAATTGGAGTGATGACTTTGTTATTATCGCACCAGAAGACTACAATCCGCTTACCGACTTAAAGAACGCGTAAGTATGGGATGCAAGGTTACGTTAATCGAGTTGTTCAACGACACTTTGGGCGTAACGCGAGAGTTTGAAGTAACGCACGCCGCTCGCCTGTTGGCAATGCCCAATAATGGCGGGTGGCGTTTGCCCGAAAAAAGTAATTACACATTCAACGGCCATGATATTGAGTTTAGACGAGATAAGGCAGATAATCGAGCAGCCCAAGAATAGGGACGCTATTGACAAGGCGCGCGCACAGCAGGAGCGGATTAAATTCCACACTTGCACGAATGTCACGCCTAACCTTAATAGGCCGCTTTCCGATTTTTTGGGCATGGTGGGCAACTTGTTGCCAAAAGACAAGTTCCGCCAATTCAAACTAATGTTCCGCTTTCCAGTTAGAACGAACCGAACGGCAAACACAATCTTTGACAAGTTGAGCCGTGTTTTTGACGGCCGCAATCCAGCGTTTAATTACCAATTCGTTAACCAGTCAGATAGAGAGGATTGGGAGAGATACCGCACAGACGTTTTGAACGAACCAAAGATTTGGGCAACTCGTGGTTGGGACTTCTTTAAGACTGAAATTAATTCGGTGCTTATTGTTGATATGCCAGCCGAGCCGAACAAGGAGGACAGGTTTAACCAACCTTATTTTTATTGGCTCACGATTGACAACGTTATAAGCTATGTTGCCCAGCCATGCGGACAGATGGAGTTTATCGCATTCAAACAGCCCAATGACAGAATAGCAGTTATAGACGATGCTTATTATCGTGTGTATTCTTACAAGGATGGCAAGTTATCCACAATGCCAATTATTGAGGTAGCGCACGATTTGGGTTACACACCAGCACGTTTCTTTTGGAGCGAGCCGTTAAACATTGCAACCCCCGATGTAAAGAAAAGCCCCTTATCGCTAGAATTGGAGTCGCTTGAATGGTTTTTGTTTTTCCATCTATCCAAACGAAACTTAGACTTGTACGGCGCATATCCAATATATAGCGGTTACGAAATGGAGTGCGATTTTCATAATGACGAGAGCGGCGAGCATTGCAGCGGCGGATTTTTGAAAGACAAAAAAGACAACTATCTGTACGATGCTAACGGCCTACTCATGCGTTGCCCAAAGTGTGGAGATAAGCGGATAGCGGGCGTTGGCTCGTTTATCGAGATACCAATACCACAGACAGGCATAGGCGGAGAGGAACAACCCGATTTGCGCAATCCCGTTCAGATGCTCACCATTGACCGCAGTTCTTTGGACTATAACACCGAGGAAAGCGTAAGGCTTGAAACTGATATTGTTAAGGCTTGTGTAGGTACTGATACGGAGGGGCTTATTAACACACAAGCAATTAACGAAAAGCAGGTTAACGCCAATTTTGAGAGCCAAACAACTATCTTGAACAATGTTAAGAAAGGCTTTGAAGATGCACAGAAGTGGGTCGATGAAACGATTTGCAGGCTAAGGTACGGCAAAGGCTTTTCGGGCGCAACAATCAGTTACGGCACAGACTTCTACAATTTGAGCGCGAGCGACTTGCGAAAAAACTACAAGGATGCCAAGGACAGCGGCGCAAGTGATGCCGAGTTGGATGCTTTGCAAACTCAAATCATAGAAACCGAGTACCGCAACAATCCATCCGAATTAAAGCGCATGTTAATTTTGCGAGAATTAGAGCCGTACCCACACTTAACGCTAGACGAAGTGACAAATTACCATTCAAAGGGCATTATTTCCAACGATGATTTGGTAATTAAATTGAATTTCTCTAACTTTGTTAGAAAGTTTGAGCGCGAAAACGTCAATATCCTAGATTTTGGCAGCGCGATAGACTTTAACAAGAAAATTGAAACTATAAACGAAACATTTAAAAGGTATGCAAGAGAACAGAACGAACCCGCTCGACCAGATAGCGGAAAACTATAAAGTGCAGAATGGTACAGAACATTTGTACCACGTTGCGCTTTGGATGGAGAAGTATAGCGAGGAAACGGGCGAACCGCTCCACAAGGCAACAACCGATATGTTTGGCGTTCAGACTTTCGAGCGGAACGTAAGTAACTTTAAAAAGTTGGGCTACACGCTGAAAGTTCTGCACGACCCACGCGAGTTCTTGAAGAACCAAGCCGAACAGGCGGCCGCGCGTGCTGAACAAGAAGAGCAAAACAAGATTGAACAAGCATTGCAAAAGCAGCGCGAGGAGTTCGAGAAAACGCGCCAAGCGGATATTGAACAGGCTGTTAACAAGGCATTAGCCGAGCGCGACAAGCAGGCCGAGCAGTCTGAAAAGCCTAAAAAGCAAGACAAGTAAGAAGTTTACAAATTAATAACAAAGGGTAAGTTATAAATTATGGCATTAACGCAAGAAACGATTAAGGCTAATACAGAATTAGCAGGCTTAACAGACCAGCAAGTTAGCGCATTGGTACAGATGAGCCAAAACGATGAGAACGATGTTATCGGCCGCAGAATTGGCGAAGTGTACCGAGGTATGGACGAAACAATTGCAGGCGCAACGGGTATAGCGCGCAATGGTGACGAGAAAACTTACAATTACCTCAAGCGCGCGACACAGGAGTTAAAGACAAAGGCCGATGGCGTGGCCGCTCACTTGTCTGAAATTAAAGAACTGAAAGCCGAAAAAGAACGCTTGGAGCAACTTGTCGCAAAGGGTAGCGGCAATGAGGAAGTAAAGTCGCAGCTAGAAAAAGCAAAGGCTGATTTAGCGAATGTTCAAAAAGAGTTCGGCGAACTCAAAAAAACGAACGAAAAACAGAAAGTGGACTTTGAAAAGCAGTTGTTGAACAATAAGATTGAAAACGAATTGCGCAACGCTACTGCCAACTTGAAGTTTAAGACCGAGTTGCCCGAAGACGTCACAAAGATGATTTTAAACCAAACCTTGGAAAAGGTTAAGGGGTTTAATCCTCAATTTATCGACGATGGCAAGGGCGGCAAAGTTTTGGCATTCCACAACGCAGACGGCAGCGTTATCCGCAATGCCGCAACGAACTTGCAACCATTCTCGGCCGCCGAGATTATCACACGCGAGTTAACAGAAATGAAAGTACTCGACACGCAGGCACAAGGCGGTGGCGGAACTAAGCCTACTGGCCAAGGTGGCGGCGGTGGTGGCTCAAAAGTCAGCGTTTCAGGCGCAAAAAGCCGTTCGGAGTTTATCGAGTTGGCAACGCAGAACCTTGCAACGCAGGGTATTGTCCGCGGCTCAAAAGAGTATTACGCCGAAATGGACAAACTTTGTGCAGAAAGCGAGGAGTACAAAACATTACCAGCAATTTAGTAATTATTCGGGCAGTGGGTTAGCCTATTTTCGTAAAACATAAAAAATTAAGAATTATGTCCCTATTAGCAACAGTAGTCCAAGACTTACGACTACAAGCAACAGAATTTGACCGCAATATGGTGCAGATGGGCGAATATGGCGCGTTTGACTTTTTTGTACAGCAAACGAACTCGCCCACGTCAATTGTACCCGAAGATGTTCGCCAAGCCGCGTTTGGTAGCATGGGTAAAGACGTTTCTATCCCCGTGTTGGACTATAACGGCGGAGTAACGGTAACGAACTCGCGCACGTGTACCATTCCAGACAACGACAATACTTCTAAGCTGTACAAGCTTGTTTGGACAACGCTTAACACAGGTTTCTCAATTGTTCCGTCTGCCTACTCTAACAATAGCATTGGATTGCAGCGCGATATGTTACGCAAGTATCAGAATTGCGCACGCGCTCTGCTTGAGAAGATTGATAGCCTAGCGGTTGCGGCTTTGGAACTTGGCAAAACGCAAGTATTCAACAATGCAGCCTATTACGACAAAACGGGCAATGTAATTAACGTGCCTTGGCTCATGCGTGACAGCGTTCTAGGCGATAGCGGCGCGATGATGCGTGCCAACAAGTACGGCGGACAATTGCACGTTATTGGTAATTCGGGCGTTGACATTCACGTTAGACACCTAGCACAGAGCGGTGTTTACAACGAGAAGAATAAGCGTTTGGAGTTCACCGACAAAATTCTACACTACACCAACTCAATTGCTAACGAGAGTGGCAAGTTCGGTACTGGTTATGTGGTTGAGGATGGTAATTGCGCCATTCTTACGCGTGTAGACCGCGATGCCTTGCGTAACGCTAAGGCGACTGGCCACGAGTGGGGTACGGTTATGCTACCTTGGTTCGACTTGGTTCTTGGTTATCACAAGACAGACACAACGGGCGACCAAAGCGCGACCAATGGTAAGGGAACTGCCGACCTTACTTGCAGCCCCAAGGAATATTACGGATTTAGCGTAGACGTTTGTTTTGTTGTGGCATACAACAGCGCACCGGCTACAATTGCTAATCCTGTGATGAAGTTCCAAATCGCAAATCCAGTTGGTGGCGTGCCGTCGGCAAATCCCGTATTCATTACGAACGATGCCACTAATCCAGTTAAGACCAAAGCGGTTTAACTTTGTTGTTTTCATAATGTGTACCGAGGGGGTGGGGTTAAGCCCTATCCCCTCACTTTGCTTTTTAAGATTATATGTATAGACTAGGTTATATCGAGGATAAGTTATTGAATTTGGTTGGGTGGCGGCAAGACTACAACCCAGCCAAGGCAATTAACGAAGATTTGACAAAGAGCGAAAGCGGTTTGTTGTTCCAAGATGCGCACCCCCTTGTTACGCTTAACAATATCCGTTCAATCATTCCCGAAGACTTTATATTTCATTACCCCGAATGGAATGAGTTTAGGACGTACCACCGAGGTCAAAAGGTAAGATATAGGGATAGAGTTTATATTGCGCTCAAAGAGAGCGTAAACGAAACGCCCGACACACATGTAAGCGATTTTAACGATGATTATTCGCGACAAGATTTCGGCGCAGGTGATAAGCCGTGGGCAGGATATGACCTATTTAACGAGTATCTACAAGACCTAACGCGCGCAGGTATTCGGAAGATGGTACAAACGTTTATCCAAACAAAAGAGTTGGCCGAGGAAACAAAGACGTTACTCGACCGCGTTTCTTTTTTTGATGGTGCAGGCAGAATTAACAATGTTATTGAAAATTCCAACTCATTTGTAGGAATGGAGTTAACGCCCATTCGCAGCATGGGAGTAACGGCCAAGATAGAGCGTATAGGGCTGCAAGTGTCTGGCGCAACTGGTACGATTAGGCTATACTTGTTCCATTCGTCACGCGTTGAGCCTATTTCGTTTGTCGATGTGGAGATAACAAAGGCAAATGGCATGTTTGTTTGGGTTTCTCCAAAAGATTGGTTTTTGCCTTATATGGGTCACGACACCAATTCGGGCGGCTCGTGGTATGTTGGTTACGACCAAAACGCCTTGCCTATTGGTATGGAAAGTATTAATGTGTCGAAAGATTGGAGTAGAGAGCCGTGCGGTACGTGCAATATGGGTGATGTGAATGTTTGGCGCGAACTCACGAAATACTTACAGATTAGCCCGTTTAAGAAAGGCGTTGACAGCAATTGGAGCAACCGCCCCGAATTATTCGATAACGGCGATATAATCTATCAAAGCACATTCAATTTTGGGCTAAACGTGGAAGTGTCCGTATCGTGTGACTTGTCGGAGTTCATTGTCGAGCAACGCAGCATTTTTGCAACGGCCTTACAACAGCAAGTAGCGGCAATAGCATTGCGCACAATGGCGTTAAACCCTGAAACGAGAGTTAACCGAAACCAAGTCAACGCCAGCCGTATGGACTTGCTTTATGAACTGGATGGCAACACTAGCGGAACAAGACCAAGCGGCCTAGGGCATGAATTAAAAAAGACCTATGCGGCCTTACGATTGAACACGCAAGGGATAGACCGCATTTGTTTGAAGTGCAACAATCATGGCGTTAAATACAGAGTGGTGTAATGGCTATTCGAGAACTCGCAGACAAGTTGCGCGATTTCAACGATAAGTTAACAAATGGTGAGTATATTGCGCAAATCATAATCGACAATGAACCATTTATTGTCGATATGAATGCAGAAGTACAGCTATACGAGCAAGGCGAGAATGCGCTCGGCATGTCAATTGCAGATTATCAGCCTTACAGGCCGTTTACAATCCGAATAAAAGAAGAAAAGGGGCAACCAACCAACCGCGTAACACTTCGTGATGAGGGCGAGTTTGAAAGTTCTTTTTTCATTGAAGTCGGCAATGAAAGTTTTACGATTAAAGCCAGCGACTTTAAAACGGAAGAATTGGTAAAAAAGTATGGTGAGATAATGGGCTTAAACGCAGAGCATCGCGCGGAGTTGATTTGGGAGTACATTTACCCCGAAATTATGGACAAGTTAAAAGAGAAATTAGCGAAATGAGGGCAATGACAAACAAAAAGGCATTAACACCGATAATGGATAACGCCGTTATGCTAGACAAGGCAATAGCGGATTTACAACTAGGCTTAGCCAACACAATAGGTTGGCTAGATGCCATTTTTGGCCGCGCGCAACGTATTACGCGAATTGTTAACGGAAAGACTTACAAAGAGCCGTTTGTTTACGCAGGCGGCACGAATTACACCAAGGGCAACTATGATAACGACTATCTAGGCGTTAGCCCCGATGGCAATATAGGCAATTTCGCTTTTTTCGATGTGAACGAGCCGCACAGAATAGAGCCGTACAACCGAGGTGTACAGAATACAATCAAAACGCCATTCGCCTTAATAGTGTGGGTGGACTTGCGCCACGTGTTCAACAGCACCAAAGACCGCAATACGGAGCAGTTGAAAGCACAGCTATTACGCGAATTGAACGGAGGGTTTAAGCATCCAAATTGCGGCTATGAGTTCAATAAGATATACGAACTATCAGAGAACATTTATAAGGGCTACACACTGGACGAAACAACAAACCAATACTTGATGCACCCTTATTGGGCATGCCGAATAGAGGGTGAAATAAAATACAACGAACCTTGTTACGAATAAAATAAAGAAAATATGGAAGTTAAATTTTTGAATGCAGTTATATTAGTGTCCTTTTTGGCCGCTTTTGTGCTTTTGTTCTTGCGCAAGATTGGAATTATCGAGCATTTGCAAGTTAAAGGCAATGAGTTTTTCTCCAAGATGGCGCATTGTGACTTTTGTTTGAGTTGGTGGATGTGCTGTTTACTCGCCTTTATCCTAATAGTGTTATCGCACGATGCAAGTTACATCGCATTGCCGCTTTTTGCCACGCCACTAACACGTTATCTGCTATGAAACAAATAAAGCTAGGTAAGCATGTAGTGAAGTTGTACGATGATATTTCGGAATTGCCGATAAAGAGATTTCACAAGTACAATAAACTGCTGCTAGTCGATGCAGGAATAGGGTCAGACCTAGCCGACTTCGATGCACACATAGAACGCGTTGTGCGGTACATCCAAAGCGGCAACAAGGATGCGGCGGGGCAAGAATTGTTGAATATGCGACAAAACTTGTATGCGGTACAGGCAGAATTAAGCCCAAAACACAGCGCATTCGCCTGCCTTGTGGCAGAGGTAGACGGAGTGCCGCGTAATGATATATCCGATGATGCCTTACGCGAAACGTTAGGCATGCTTAGTAGTGTTAGTGTTAGTGAGTTGGCCGCCCAGTTTGGAGCGGTCAAAAAAAAAATAGAAGATGACTTGCGCGTTTATTTCCCAAACTCATTTGATGACGTTTCGACAAAAGAGTATTACGACCAGTTAAAGCGGCACACAATGCTAGTTTTGCAGGATATTGCCGAGGGAGGGAATAACGAACAAACAAAGCAGCAGATAGAGCAGATTACGAACGTACTGATAACATACGCTAAACCCAAATCTTACGAGGGCAAAGAGAGCGTTGAAATTAAGTATGACAAGCAATTTGAAAACATGTGTCTAGTTTTGAGCAAACATTTACATGTCAACCCAAAAGAGTTCACCGTACTAGAATTTTTCAACTCTTACGAATATATGGAAGATGAAGTTAAGCGACAGAATAAGGCGGCTAGGGTGTAATTTTATCCTAGTGGCCTTATCTAGCATTAAGTGAGTAGATACACCATAAGACAAAAACAAAGCCGATAGGCGCAAAACAATGATACAATATGGCATCAGATGTAAACCCTATACACTACAAAGATTTAGTTTCGCCCGACAATTCAATAACGGACTTGATTAAGCAGCTAGACGAACTTTCGGACACATACACCAACACGCTCAAGAATATTAAGGGCGAGGCCATTCAATTAACGGCTAGCTTAAAGGGCGTAAGTGGTGCGACCGAGGAGGGGCGGCAGGCCACGCGCAAGGCATCGAGCGATGCCGAGAAGTTGGCGAGGGCTTACCGCGAAACGGCCTTTGCCGAGAGCGAAACCGCCAAGAAGATTGCCGAGTTAAAGCAGGCCACACGCGAGGCTAATGAACTGAACAAGCTTAACGTCAAACTAGCGCAGTCGGCCGAGGGTAGTTACAATAAGCTATCCGCACAATATTCTATCAATAAAATATACCTCAACGGCATGACACGCGCAGAGCGCGAGCAGACCGAGGAGGGGCGGAAACTCGTAAAGCAAACGGCCGAGATTTACGAGGAAATGAAACGTCTACAAGAAGTTACAGGCAAACACCAGTTGAATGTTGGTAATTATGGAGATTTCGGAAAGCAGTTTGAAAGCATAAGCGGCGGCGTTTCGGGGTATCAGGAAAAAATAAAATCCGCCCTAGGGCTGAACAATAGGTTTGGCGAAAGCCTTATCGAAGTGGGCAAGAGTGGCGGCGGTGTTAAGACCGCATTGGCCGCCATTGGTGACGGCGTTAAGGCGTTGGGGGCATCCCTTTTGACTTTGATGGCTAACCCCGTTTTTTTAGGCATCGCAGGAATAGCAGCAGCAGGTGCGGCCTTTAAATGGTGGTACGACTACAATGCAGGTCTAGTAGAGGCCACTCGACTAACTAAGGAGTTCACGGGGCTAAGCGGCAAGGAACTAATTAGCGTGCGCAATGAAATACAGGCATGCGCCGATGTGATGGGACACGACTACAAAGAAACATTGTCGACCGTTGATGCGCTTATGTCCAACTTTGGGATAAATGCAAAACAAGCCTTAAAAGTTGTCGAGGATGGTTATGCCAGTGGCGCGGACTTGTCGGGAGATATGCTCGACAAGATACAGAACTATTCGGCCACATTCCACGATGCAGGCATAAGCGCGAGCCAAATGGTGGCTATCTTATCGCAAACGCGCAGCGGCATTTTTAGCGATAAAGGGCTAGATGTTATTAATATGGCATCTAAGAAAATCCGTGAAATGAGTACGGCCACGCAGAGCGCGATGAAAGATATTGGCGTGGATGTTAACCAAGTTCAAAAAGACCTAGCCACAGGCGCACGCAATACGTTTGACGTTATACAGGAGATTAGCACCAAGATGAAGAATTTTGGCGCAAACAGCACGCAGGTAGGCGCAATTCTAAAAAACGTATTCGGAAAGAATGGCGCGGATGCTGGTATAAAACTCATTGAGCAACTGGACACGATGACAACCAGCATAGACAAGGCCAAGGAGCAAACAGGCGAGTGGGGTAAGGCACAGGAAGAGCAGATAAAGGCCACATCCGAACTTAACGATGCTATGAGCGCATTATTTGATGTTACCGATAAAGGCTTTGAAGATGCTATTGACCAAATCAAACTAATTGCTACCAAGTGGCTAACGGCTGTCGTTAAGGGCTGCATAGATGTTGTGAATTGGGTTATTAACATGTACAATAAAACGCTAGCCGTTAGATTGGCCGTGGCTAATGTTGTAGCACAATTCAAAATATTATTTGAAGTTGGCCGACTTCTGAACAATCTTGTAATAGATATGTTTAAAGGGTTCGGCCGCTTACTCGATGCTTTTGTTACAAGCGTTCAAAGCGCATTCAAGGCCGTAACGGGTGTACTTGCAGGTTTCGGCGAAACGATGGAGGGTATTGTCAACTTTGATTTTGACAAGATAAAAAAAGGCGTGGATGGTATTCGCAATAGCATTACAAATGGCTTTAAAAATAGTCTTCTAAGCTTTGGCAAGGCCGTCAAACAAACTTCTGATGAAGTCAGTAATGATGTAATAAACGCAGGCAAGAATATAGGTAAGGCATTTATTGATGGTTTCAACACCGCCACAAGCGGCAAGAAGTTGGATAACATCGTACTGCCACAATCGACAGCCACGAATGTAGAGCCAGAGAAAACAAAGACCATTACAGACTACACGCCGACAGACAACAAAAAAAAGAAAGTTGACAAATCCGCCGAGAAAGCGGCCGCGGCGGCCGAAAGGGCGTATCAAGAAACGCTAGCCGCCAAACGTAAAGCGGAGGATGCAGAGTTAGACCTATTGGAAGAGGGCTATGACAAGCAGCGTAAGCGCACCGAATACTACTATACTAGACAAGTAGAGGACTTGCAGCACTCGTTAACGCTATTGAAGTCTAATGAGGTACAGCGGCGCACAGATATTACCAATACAATTGCGGCTTTGCAAGAAAAGCAAAACCTAGTGTTAAAGGATATGGAGGAAAAGCACGAAACAGAAATGTTGAAAGTGCAGGCCGATGCCATTAAACTCCGCCTAGATGCCGTAAAGAAAGGCAGTGAGCAAGAACAGCAATTGAAGTTAGAGTTAATCGAGAATGAGCGACAACAGGCATTAAAAGAAAATGCGGCCAAGCCGACAGACCAAAGACAAGATACAGGCGATATTAACGCGAAATTCGATGCCAAGCGCGGAGGTGTGGCCGATGAGTACATAAAGGCGCAACTAGCAATATTTGACCAACAACAAGCATTGGCAGATAGTGAATTTGAGTTGCTCAAAAATTCAGAAGAGCGTAAAACGCAATTTCGCTTACAGGCCGAAAAGGCGCGTTTGCAAAAAATTTTGGAACTCAACAAAATTGCAGGCACTCAATTATCAGATATTGAGATTGCCACAATACAGAACACTATTGAGAAGATAAACCAAGAGATTGGAGAGAGTAAGAGCAAAGAGCAAAGTGGTTCTATCTATGGCATGTTAGGGCTTAATTTGTCAGACGAGCAAAAAGAAGCTATTGATACATCGCTAAACTATGCGTTGGATGCTCTTAACACATGGATAGCCGCAGAGGTGGCCGCCGCTGATGCAGAGGTAAAGCGCGCAGATAATAGGGTGAGCAATGCGCAAAAAGTGCTAGACACAGAGCGCGAGGCGCGTGCGAACGGATATGCCTCTAATGTGGAATATGCACAAAAAGAGTTAGATTTGGCGAAACGAAACCAAGAAAAGGCAATTAAAGAACAGCAGAAAGCCCAAAAGGCACAAGCAGCTATTCAAGCATTACAACAGATAGGAAACTTAGTGACAGCCACGTCAACAATATGGTCGCAATTAGGTTTCCCGTGGGCTATTCCAGCCATTGCCGTTATGTGGGGTTCGTTCGCTTTCGCCAAAATAAAGGCAATTCAAATGACACGTTCACAATCAGAGAGTTACGGCGAGGGTACTGTCGAATTGTTGGAGGGCGGCTCACATCAGAGTGGAAATGATGTCGATTTGGGTACGAAAAAGGACGGCACAAAACGCAGAGCGGAGGGCGGCGAGTTTTTCGCAGTGATAAACAAACGCAATTCCAAGCGTTATCGCAGGCTTATTCCCGATGTGATTAAATCGCTTAACAATGGCACGTTTGAGGAGAATTTCTCAAACGCATTCGCAGGCCGTGGGGTTGAAATAACGATGAAACAGAGCGAGCCGAATTTAAGCGAACTAAGCGACAACGTTCGGGGCATCCGCGAGCAAAACGAACGCAGGGTTTACAACGATACGGACGGCTCAACCATTATTCAGTACAAGAATTTGACACGTAAAATTATAAGAAAATGATAAATCCAATATACAAGTTTTATCTAAGATTGGGGACGGACGCGGTTGAACATGCGACCGCCCCAATTTATAAGGATGATTTGAGCATAGACTTTGAACAAGAGTCGGGGCAAAAGTTTTTTCGCAAGAAAGTAAATGGCAAATTGACTTTTTTGCGTAAAGATTATGCTCTTATCATGAACGCACCATTTGATACGATTTACCACCTTATTATCAAAAAATCCAATGATTTCGGTAAGTCGTGGCAAAACTATTGGCATGGCAAGTTTATGCGCACAGATTGCACAATTGACGAGTTCGATAAAACGTTGACCGTTCAGCCTAGCATAACGGACGAATACACGGACGTTTTGGCAGGTTTGGAAAAAGAGTTTAATCTTATCGAACTTGCACCACACATGGAAACTTTATTGTTGGCGAAAAGGCCGTTAATACAGGTCTACAAAAAAAGCGATAAGGTTGTTTCCTGTTTTTTGTCTGGCTCAAACTGGGAGCAGGAGGTAAACGAGCGTGTTGACAGCATTAACAAATTAGTTGATAAGTATCATTTCGCAAAAATATATGAAAGTATAACGGCGGCCGTTTATAATAAGTTTAATGATGTTGGTACAATAGAGTTTCATGGCTCTTACAGGTTGGAAAGCGTTAAAAACAAAGGAAACGAAACGGACTATATTCTTGTGAAAGATGATAATCCGTTATGTGTATTGATGATGGACGTCTTTAAAGTTTCGGCAGATGGTTACCGCTCTTATATTCGATTATATAAAGATGGTGAAGTTAAGTTTGAACAGGAGATTTATACGAATGTGGCAGAAAGTGGAACTTATGCCGTAAAAGGTAAGTCGAAACCTTATGAACCATCAAACAAGGAGGTGAATGTTGAGGTATCGAATACAAGCGTATTCTCACGTCTGTTGTTGGATGTTAAAAAGATAATGGACAAAGACACATACGCATTGGCAGATGATGATTTGGTAGAAAACAATCGCAACTATCATTACGCGATAGGCTACAACATGGGTAATATCGTGACAACATCGAGGGGCAGCGACACACCGACCGAATATGGTAAGAGGGATGATGGAAAGTATTTCATGCCGCCATATAATGAGGACAAATTTTATCCGATTGGTAAAAACACATGGGATATGATTTCCTTTTGGTTCAAATTTAAATTTGAGGACAAAATAGCAGAAGAAAACGGCCGCGCGGATATTGAGCTGAAAAACGCCTATGAGATAGGCAGCTGTATAGACGTACTATTACAGAAGATAAGTGATGTGAGATTTGAGAGTAACGCAACTTGTTCGCAATTCTTATATGGCGATGTAAATCCCATTTCAAAACAAGAACAACGCTTGTTTATCACACCAAAGAGTAACATAATTGTAAGCGAGTACCAAGACCCAGCGCAGAAAGCCGCGTGTACATTGCAGACCATATTAAACATGTTACGCGATACATGTCGCTGCTATTGGTTTATTGAGGACAAAAAACTACACATTGAACACGTTAGTTATTTCAACAATGGAGGCGCTTATGGTGTACAGCCGTCAATAGGTTACGACCTAACCAGTTTGAAAAATCCTCGTAATGGTAAGCCGTGGAGTTTCGCGCGCGGCGAATATTCATTTGACAAATTCGATATGGCCGAACGCTATCAATTTAAGTGGATGGACGATTGCACCGAGCCTTTCGATGGCTTTCCAATTGAGATAAAAAGCAATTATGTCCAAAAGGGTAAGATAGAGGAAATTAACGTTGGCAGTTTTTCGAGCGATGTTGACTTAATAATGTTAAACCCAAAGAACATAAGTAAGGACGGATTTGTCGTAATGTCCGCAATTAAGGCGAAAGCGGTAGATAGTGACTTTGACGGATATTTTCAGAATTACCACAACAAAAAGGATGGCTATGTGGACAAGCGATGGGATATAAGGCCGGGCGTAATAGGCCACAAAGTCACATTGAAGATGTACGTAAAAGCGCACGTTGAGAATGGAGTAAAGCAACAAGCGGACTATGTCAATCTGGTCCTTTGTAAAGGAAATACGTCAGTTAGCATAATAACATTACACATTTCAGATGATTTACAAGAAATTACATTTGATATACCGACAGATGTCGACAATTTGACGTTCAGAACAAGCGGCTGGGTGGCCATATCGATTGTTGATGCGAGAGTTATTGACGGATTGCGCGAATTGCCGTTTTATTTCAAAAAAATAGATAGGGTTGAATACACGTTGCAAAACGGTTTTATGTCGTTCATTTATTTGCAAGAAAAGTATTACAGGCACGATTTACCCGCTAGGTTGATAATGCTTAACAAAGCGTATAACCATGCGATAAAGGTAGACAAGAAAAAGAAACAAACAATAACTTTTCCAATTGGAATTTTTGACCCAAATCCACGCAAATTGGTAAAAACGTTACTAGGCAATGGGCAATTTGAAAAAATATCCGTAAATTTGTGTAGTAGAACAATTAAGGCAACTCTGAAATATGATACAGAATAACAATTTATCGCCATTGCCATTCTATAAGAATGATGATTTTTTGAGCCACAACAAGCAATATGCTTATGGCTCAATATATAATCTATTCTGTGAAAACGGCATATTGCCGCCGTTCCAAATCTTAACAAAACACGGCATTAATGAAATTATAGATGTCCAATTGTACGATAGGGATGACAACTATATTGCAGACGTGACGGACGAGTTGAAAAATAGCGGCCTTACGGTTAAGCAGTTTGCACAATACGGATATGACGTAATAGTATATCCGTCTTATCTGCCATTGTCAACAAATCTACAAATTGGCGTATTCTACTTAAAGCTGTTTGATGGCGTGGACAATTGGCGAAGTGAATACTTTACAAATGTAGCATCAACGGATGGTTTTATAAAGATTGAATGGTGGGACAACGATGATTTCGTTTTGGATGGTGGCCGCATAGTTTACGAAGATGTGAAGTATCACAATATGGTGTTCATTAATTCACAAGTTGGTAAGCCCGAATACAAGTTTGTTGAGGAGGGTGAAACGCGTGACGGATATTTTTTTCCCGAAAAGCAGCTATCCGAGAAAGTTTACAAATTCACATTCATTGCGCCCGAATACCTATGCGATGTAATGCGGTTTATCAGAATGGCAGACAACGTAGTTATAACCGATGAACTAGGCCGCGAGTATGATTGTGATACATTCTTAATGTCGGTTAAGTGGCAGGCGCAGGGAGATTTGGCAAGCGTTGAAGTGGAGTTTGAAACAGCTACTATTGCCAAGAAAATAGGCCATAGCCAAATGCTTGTGAAAGGTGGAGATTTTGAAAATCTTAGTTATAATAACGATTACAGCATAAACCAAGCCGGCGATGCCACTACAATAGTGTTGGAATTGAGCGTTTATGACAACGAGATGGCACGAATGGCAGCCGATACGACACTAGCATACGATGTAATGATAAGGGCGGATGCGTATCTGCTAGATGGCAATACGGACAGCCTTATAGGGATTATTCCCGCGGGGCAGAGCCTTGCAGTTATAGCGGCAAGTGATAGTATCAATTATTTCGATAACGTCCGAGTTCAGAAATTTAACAACAAAGACAATACGAATTATATAATAAAAACAAAATAGTTATGGCAAAGAAAGATGCTTTGAAAACGGCAATTAAGAACGTTATTAAGAACAACGGCCGCCAAGAGATAACGGGAGATATATTACAGAACATTCTTGTTAGACTTGTAGACAACTCTGGTGAAGATAACGAGTACGATGTGAGTGCGAACAATGCGGATAATTCATTTGAATTAGCCGCGGCCATTGCACAAGTTCCGCAAGACTACAAAAAGGGTGGTTTAACGATAAAATTTATCGAAAAATCGTCTAACGAATATGTGATGTATTACAACAAAAATAGTAGTTGGAGTACAGATATTAGCGATTGGGTTAATCTACAATCAACGGAAAAGGCTACAATGACAATCGAGGAACTTAAAACGTTTCCATCGTCTGTGGAAGATGCTGTTAAGTTCTTAAAAAATAACAAAGATGCAAGTATTGTTGTACTAAGTAAATACGGCCGCGCTGTTGGAACATTAAGCATATACGGCAATTTAAGTAGTTTTACTTTCATTGAAGTCTTTGAAACACAACTAAAAGTAAAGAGTGGCTACAATAGTAGTGAAATTAACGGCAGTCCGCGCAAATATTGGCGATATTATGGCTTAAATAACTATGGAGGTGGTGTAGTTAATCGTGGCGAGTGGTCTGAATGGTTTGAAATGGTAAGTAAGCCATTTGAAATATTACAATCGCGCTTAGATAGTGTGGTAGACGTATATAACGGCTCACCCATTGGTAGCGTAACAACAATAGGCAGAGTATTACGCGAAATTGGCGACAGCTATGCCTTTAAAAATAAGATAATGCTTATTAGTCTTGTTAATGAAGTTACGAACAAACGCACATTATATTATTGTAATGCCGACACTTTTTCAAACAACGAAAGCGATTGGATAGAAGTTGGCAAGGGCGGCAATTTCGATGAACTTGTCAACGATGCCAAAAGGAAGATACAGGAGGCTGTTGACCACGCGAAAACTATCCAAAAAGGAGAAAAAGGCGACAAGGGCGACACAGGTTGGCTAAGGCTAGTAAATCACGGCACGGCCGACACAACTTTTGCGCTCACGCCAAACGCAATGCACGTTTGGGGACAAGTGGCTCAACTAAGATTAACGCTAGGCGCGGCAGTTCCTAATATCGTTAACGAATATGCTTTTGAATTTCAGTCGCCTGCCACGCCAACAAACCTATCATTGCCGGCTACATTGAAGTGGTACAATGGATATGTAACGCCAGTTCGCGCGAATAAACGCTACCAAGCTAGTATAGTTAACAATATTATAATCATGGGAGAGGTAGAATTATGAGAAGATGGAAGATAATGCAGATATTAGCGGTAGACCGCTCTGAAAGTGTAAAGAACGAACTTGGAGTAAAAAACAGCTACATTAATGCTTTGGGCAAGGATGAAACTTATAATGGTTGGGACACATCAAACTATCATGAGATACCAGCCGACTGCAAAAAACTCCTAACAGGTCAGTACCCTATTAAATATGGGGCATTTTATGACAAGGATAAAGTATTGATTAAATCAATAAGGCAGGATGGTTTTACGGCATTGGCTGAATTTCCGATATTATCAGTTATGGAGATACCAGTCAATGCGAAGTATTTTCGCGACAGCGACACAGCAGCCGAAATGGTTAAGAAATGGTTTATTTTAACAACTTAGATATATGGCTATGATAAGAATGCTATTTGTTTTGCTCCTTAGTCTGTTAACGAATGTAAACTGGGGGGGTAAAAATATGAGTTTAACAAGGCTAAGACTTATGCGGCAAGCATGGGGAGAACAAGAATTGCAGTTTGCAGACCCTTACGCACAACAGGTGTTTAAAGATAGGTTAGAAAATCTATCTATTAACAATATACGTTCAATAGAGCGGATGCCGAGCGCGAATAAAACATTAACAGGCGGCTTGTTTATCGGTTCAACGGAACTAAGAAGTTTTGAAGAAATAAAATACTTCACAGGCTTGAAATACCTTATAAGAGATTTCTATAATTGTCCAAATCTAGGAGGAACAATGACTATTCCAAGTAGTCTAGTTGAAATCATTGGGGCATCCATTTACAAGACTGGGTTAATCGGAATTGAATTTCTTGCACAAAACTTTAAATGGGGGCATGGTGCAATTTGGGAATGCAAAAACTTGAAGTGGGTAAAAATGCACTCCATTGAAGTTCCACAAAAGAATGTGCCAAACAACCAGCATTTATTTGATTTTGCATTAGGAAACAACACGTGGAAATTGTATGTACCTGACGGAAGTGTTGAGAAATATCGCGCCGACCATAATTTTCAAAACCTCGGTGACAGAATTAGGCCAATGAGCGAATTTAAATAATAAGTTATGAGATACGTAGATGATAAGGGCAATTTTGCCAAGAATGAAATTGTATTAGATGGCATGTTGGTTATTAATCCGACAGCCGAGGAGTACGAGAAAGCAGGCTACACACAATTTGTAGAGCCAATGCGCACAGAAGAAGACGAGTTAAGAAAGGCCATTGCCGCCAAGATTGAAGAGATACGTGAGTATGACAAATCGACAGAGGTCAACTCTTTTTCTCTCGATGGGTTCAACGCGTGGATAAACCGCGAAGACCGCATAGGCACGCGCAAGGCCATTGAACTGATTAAGGCAGGTGGCAAACAGGAATGTGAAATTTGGTTACAAGGTGTTCAGCTGAAAGTAAATTGCGATTTGGCTTTGGCATTGCTCGATGAAGTAGGCCGTTACGCCTATGATGCCTACAATTGCACACAATCGCACATCCACGCAGTTGGTTTGCTCAAAACGATTGAGGAAGTCAACAATTACAACTACAAGAAAGGTTATCCAAAGAAACTTGAACTAAAAACAACATTGTAATATGGCGATAGCAAGTGCAATTGTACTAAGTGCCTATCTTATCATTATGGCACTTTCTTACGGCATTAAAAAGTATGTAAGTGACAATTATTATATAGGTAAGTGGCCGTGGGCATTCTCCACGGCCATAGCCGTAAGCGGTGGGCTATTGTTGCCGCCAATGCTCGACAAGGGCGGTAGTGTTCAATTTCTAGCGTTGTTTGCTGTCTTTGGCCTTATGATGGTGGCAATATCGCCACACTACAAGGTGGACAAGATGCACAGCGTAGGGGCAATTATCGCGCTAGTGTGTGGCATTGGTTGGGCGTTATCATTCCATCCAATACCAATAATATGCGTTATAGCCTTATGGTGCATATACTACTTATTGAAGTTACCTAGACCTTATTACATTGGCGAGGTGACAGCATTCGCAATAATATACGTAACTACAATACTATAATTATGTTTGATAAGATTTTTACATTGGAACAAGTGCGGCTACTGATAGTTAGCACCATTGCGCCGATATTGGCGTATTACACGGCCACTAGTACGTATATATACGCGCTAGTGTTGGTTTTTGGATTTAACATTTGGGCAGGCATGCGAGCGGACGGCGTAGCCATTAAGCGATGCCGCAATTTTTCGTTTAGCAAGTTCAAAAACGCGCTAGGCGAATTATTGCTGTATGTAACAATCATATACGTAATATATACGGTTATGAGTTTACAGGGCGATAAAAACGTTTCTCTGATTGTAGTCAAAACACTAAGCTACATATTTGAATATGTGTACATACAGAATGCGTTCAGAAACTTAGTTATCGCTTATCCGCGCCGAATGGTATTACACATCATATACCACGTTATCCGCTTTGAGTTTACACGAGCATTGCCGGCACATGTTAAGGAGATAATTGAGCGTTACGAAAGGGAACACCCCGAAGAAGTTGAATTTGACAAAAAGAATAAAGTAAAATGAGCAGAGAAGAATTAGCAAATTATATTAAGACGGCGCAATGCGGCCGCCAAATAAAATATCTTATCATACATTGCACGGCCACGCGCGCAAACGTAGTGGCCAATGTGCGTGTTATTGACGAGTGGCACAAGGCGCGCGATTTCCACAAGCAGCGAATGAGCGGCCACTATTGCGGCTATCACTTCGTTATAGCGCAGGATGGCACGATAGAGGTGGGCAGGTATCTTAATGAGATAGGCGCGCACACGCCTAACTATAATACGCCAAGCATTGGAATATGTTACGCGGGCGGCCTTGATGCGCAAGGCAGGCCAGCCGACACGCGCACGCCCGAACAAAAGGCCGCCTTAGAGTGGCTTTTAACGCAACTGGTAGCGCGTTTCCCCAACGTTCGGAAAATCGCAGGTCACCGCGATTTCAGCCCCGACAAGAATGGAAATGGAATTATCGACAAATGGGAGTACTTGAAAGATTGTCCGTGTTTCAATGCTATTCCCGAATACAAGCACCTCCTAAAAAAGTAAAGTTATGGCTAAAATCAAAAAATACATCTATTTAATTGCCGTGGTGGCCTTGATTGGTCTTATTGTGGCAAATTGTATTGGTTGGCGGTTAGCAGGCCGCTACAAGCAAAAAGAAAGCATGCAGCGCGCTAATGTCGGTGCGCTTATGCAGAGCGTAGAGCGTTACAAAGTCAATGACAGCCTTAACGCAGTGCGTGTGCATGGCTTAACGCTAACGATAGAGGACTTGAAAAAGTATCGCCCCGATGATGTCGAGTTAGCCAAAGAAATGGATGTTAAAAACAAACATCTAGGAAGTGTTACGCACATGAATATGCGCACGACTACTAGAATAGTCACGCGTGTGCGCGATAGTATAGTATATATTCATGGTGATACGGTCTTTAAAACCGATACTTTGCGATGTTTATCAACCGCCAATAAGTGGTTTCGGCTCAATGGTTGTATTAATAATAAAGGCCAGTTTGTCGGCGCGCTCCAAACGTACGATAAGTTACGGATAATAGAAGAAGTGCGATACAAGCGTTTCCTTTTTTGGCGCACGAATAAAATAAAAAGCCGAAAGGTTAACGCGGTTAGTGACAATCCGAATACAACAATTACCGATATAGAGTTCATACAATTGATTAAGTAATTTCATATTATTTGTTTTTTGAGGTTAGTAAGTACCATACAATTGGTTTAGGTGGCAGGGTGTCGAGAGATACTCTGCCATTTTTTGCATTAATACGTGGCCAGTTTTTAAAGGTATAGTAGTAAGCATTATAGTTTTGGTTAAACGAAGTTAAAAACAACACAAATCTAAAATATTATACCCGAAAGTTTTGGTAATTCGGTTTTTATTCGTAACTTTGCAATGTGATTAAGAAGTAACACAACCGACACGGCGGCTTCCGTGAAACAAATAAAAAATTAAAAAGATGAAAAAGTTTATTGTTAGAATGACCGAGGACAGCAAAAAAAATGGTTGGAACGTTTTGGAAGACAAATTTTTAAGCTGTTTCGCGATGCTAAAAAGTTCGCATTAGGACAAGAACAGACGTTACAAAGTGATTGGCAATTAATTTCGCGCCAAGAGAAAAGAAACATATTTAAATGCGTGTTTAAAAAAGGCTGTGAAATTAGGACTTTGGCAATAATCAAGAAGTAAAACAAAAAAGCTGCGCTATCGGCATGACGGGCAATTATTATGAAATACCTAGCAAAACAAAATAAATTCAAAGCCTATTTTGAGGTGAAGTTTACCGAAAAAGAAATGCGTGGTTTGTCTAATCAAGAAAAAGAACTTATACGCTCAAATAATTATAGCCGTCTATTTATACAAAAAGAGAACGACAAGAAATTAGAGAAATATGTTCTTTTTATAGAAAAGGACAATTTGGGTAAAAAAAGATTGTATGGCATGACGAAATGGCAGATAATTTGCCCAAATAAAAAAGACGTTACGAGTAACCAAAGTGTTAATAATTCTAGTATTTGGTTTCTGCCATTCAGAAATACTTATGGAAATCTTTACTTTATGCGTGGTGAGTATGAAGTGAAAATTTTTAGCCCCATATCACTAGGATATTTGTTTGGCCACACAACCAAACTGCCATAACAATAAAGTCCCTATATTGGTAAAACGATATGGGGGCTTTGTTTTGTTGTATAATGAGAAAAATATAACAACAAAGCTAAAAATAATGCGCAAAAGTTTTGGTAATTCAAATAAAAGTAGTACCTTTGCATTGTGTTAAGGTTGACACAACTGGCTAAGCAGTTACTTAGAAATTAAAAATAAAAAAAAGATGAATACAGCAAAGATACTTAAAGAAACCGAAAAGGCATATTTCCTACATTATGGAGTTAACGTTTGGGAGGAAATGTTTTACATCAAAACGTGGATGCCCAAAAGCATGGTTAACGTTTCTAAGAACGAAAGCGGTATCATTACTTTCGAGCCTAAAAACAATTGGATTTTAGGCGCAAAGGTTAAGGACTATCTTAAATACATCATTGAAAGTGGTCTAAATATATCAGACGGAAAACGCCACTTTCTTGAATTAGGTAAAAATGAGGATGTAGAATATACTTATTATACGGGCGCAAAATGAGGATATACAAGGACAAATATTTGAGGGCATTAGCCAACCGAGCGAAATGCCCTTACTATGTAGTCAATGAAAAAATATGCGACTACTTATTATACACAGGCGCAATTTGCGACGAATATTTAAAGGGGAGAAAAATAAAGGATAACATCGCCGAAAACACCCCTTTTCTTTTGGTTTGTGGAGTTTTCAAAGAAATAGGCATAAACAAGCCTACTTGCGAGGACTTTGCAAATTTGATGCAGTGTACAATTATGGGCGATAGTATATGTCCCGAATGTGGCGGCGATTGCGATGTGATTGATGGCGAGTACACCTCGCGCCAATTCGACCGCGATTTAGAACCCGAAATTACCACAAAATGGGAGTTGTACAAGTGTCGTGATTGTGGTTGTAAATTTTATAGATAGATATGGAAAGAAAAGATTTCTTATTGAAAAAAGCCTTTATAAGGGCTGAAATGAAAGGCAAAAAGGTTTTCAAAAAAGACCTTGCCGCCAAGTTGTGGCCAAATGGCACACCATCCTCGCAGCAGGTTAATATGACCAAACTATTAAGTGGGCGTATCTGCTATATTGCGCCCGAATGGGTGCAGATAATCTGCAAGGAACTAGAATGCTCTGCAGATTTCTTGTTTGGGTTGAGCGATGAATAAGCTGTTTAAGAAAGTGTGCGATGTGGTGTGCGGTGCGCACCAATTGCAGATAATACGCAATATGCTGTATGTGCTTATCACATCGTGTGTGTTATTATCGCCGTTAAATGGTGGATTGCTCATATTGGCCGTAATTGGCTGTGTGGGTATGGCCTTTGTAAATTCAGAAATTGAGGAAAACGAAAAATAAAATAAAGATGGAACAAAAAAATAATATGCCCGATATGATGGGCGCAATAAGCGGACAAGGCGAGCAATTGCCGCCATTCGCGGAGGTAGAGCAAGAAAAAAGTCAAGTGGTTGAATTGCTCCAAGGCGTGACAAGTGAGGAAATAAAAAGTATTTTCTTTGACAAGGACGCCCTTGTCGAGCCGCCTTACAGAGTATTCCAGTTGAATAGTAGTGGGCATCGCTATTATTACAGATTTGACGAAAATGGTGAGCCGCAATTTTATCCGAGCGTTACCACGATTTTAAGCCAAACGATGCCGAATAACACTTACTTAACTAAGTGGATAGCCGATAAAGGCTTTGACGAGGCGGAGCGGTACAAGATGGAGCGCGCCAATTACGGCACTTTCATGCACGCGCAATTTGAGAAACTTCTTATCCAACGCACGTACGATTTGGACAGCCTTAAAGACGAGTTGCGCGAATACATCGAGTACAATCGTTTGCCCGATGATTTCATACATTACACAGATGATTTGAAAAAAGATGTGTTGGCATTTGCTCAATTTGTCTTAGATTACGATGTTAGACCGCTGGCGGTTGAGATTGCGCTCGTACATCCAATATATAACTATGCCGGCATGATTGATTTGCCTTGCACGATGGCCGCGGCAAAAGGCAGTGACAAGCGAATAACGGCAATAGTTGACTTTAAAAGCGGCCGTAAAGGCTTTTACCCCGATTATGAAGTACAACTACATTTGTACAAAATGATGTGGGAGGTTAATTTCGAGAAACACCCAATCGACAAGGTATTTAATTTTGCCCCGAAAGATTGGCGAAAATTTCCGACTTATCATTTGAAAGACCAAACCGACAGCGTTGAGAAATTGAAGATACCGCATTTGTTGGGGCTGGCCGAAATTGAGGACAAAAAGCGCGACAACACATTTGTAGCGTGTAGTGGTGTGGTTTCGCTTGACACCAACGACTTAACAAGTAACGTTATTAGTTTGTCGCTTTCCGAGTTGATAAAAACAAAGGCCAACAAGGACGATAAGCCGAACGATGATAAGGCAATTTCAGAAAGTGACATTATTGCACAAGATGGAGAGAATGAACGAAATGTGTTAAATTCAGAACGCCAAACGTTAAATTCAGCACAAAAACAAGCCGAAAAGAACGAAAGTGAGAGAATTAGCACAAGTTTGAAACTTGATTTAAGCGATATGTGATTATGGACGGACGAATAAAACGGCCTAGCCCCGATAAGGGGTTAGCCTTGCCAAGAATAGGCTCTTTGCATGTGGGCAAAAAAGTTGTCGGGCGAAATGGAAAAGAATATCCCACAAGCACCGATTACTTTATACCAAGTGGCAAGTATGCGGCATTGTTTACAAAAGCATTTGGTGAAAAGCCCTCAACCATTCAAATTGTTTTCCCCGACAATTCTCCCGAAAAGGTGTGCGCGGAGCGGTACGAATATAGGGACGATGCCGGCGGCCTTGTAGCTTATGGTGACGGCCAAGCATTTAACGTTTGGAATGGCCAAAAATATGTGACTTACCAAATAACGGACTATCCTGACTTAATGGCAGGTATAGCGAGAAAATACCCAAATCGAGCCGCACGCGCTGGGTTTGATGGGTGGAATGTGATTTTAACGCTTACATTCGTTATCCCATCCGTGCGAGGTGTGGCAGGCGTGTGGACGTTCACGACCAAGGGCGCGGCGAGCAGCATCCCACAAGTACGTAATACTTTCGATGCCATTCTGCAAGAAAAAGGCTTTGTGCGTGGAATAATTTTTGATTTGAACGTGAAATTTGCCACGTCACAAAAGCCTAACAACAATAGCCGTTATCCAGTCGTTTCGCTTGTGCCGAACGAAAGCGAGGATAATGTGGCATTAGTTAAGCAGGCATTTTTACCAATAAATGCGCCAATTTTAAAGACAGAATGAAAATAATTTATAGAAATGCTTGTAAGGTAGGATATTATTTGTTATCTTTGCAAACATAAAGAGATAAACTTCCTTCATGTGGCCACTCCACTTAGTTTTGTTTCATCTTTTCTAGGTGAGTGGCCATTTTTGAAATAGGAAATAACGTTAAACCCACAACTTTGACGTATAAAAATATATTTTTTAATATTCCCCCTATCTTAAAAGTGTGTTGTGGCCTTTTTCGATGGGGGGTTATTTTATTTCAGATATGGAAAAGAATAACATGATTATCCGCCACAATAGCGGTGAAAATTTTACCGTTTTAAACAACGAAATTCTACAAAGCACTAACATGACCTTTTTCTCAAAAGGTATGCTATGTTATTTGTTAAGCCTGCCAAAAACATGGGAGATTAATGTAGCCCAACTAGCAGATAGGTTCGGCGAAAAAGAATGCCGTATATTAAGGGCATTCCGTGAACTTATTGAGTTGGGTTATTGCATGCGAAAACCAAATCGCGAAAACGGCCGTCTTAGGGGGCAAAGGTATTATGTGTGTGACGTAGCTGGCGCGCTTGAAAAATACTTTGAAAAGAAAGAAAACCCAAGCTTATTCGATGATAATACAGCCCCCCAAGAAAACAATATTGCTGACGATTATACAGCCCTACCAAAAAATAACACCGCTGCAAAAACAGACCCCACAGAAATAGGGGGTGCAAATAAAGAACTATCTGATAAGAAAAAAATAAACACTTATAATAGAAATAAAAAAACGCTTTTTTCCGAAAATTCGGTTTTGGCGAATTTTGATTTTGTTTTGGGCAAGTTCGCAGGCGAGGAATACAAAGAGGTCGATATAGCATACTATTACTACGCCGTGCGAGATTGGAGCGATAGTAGCAATACCAAGCGCACAGAGAACGGATGGATAGCCACAATTAGGAATTTTATTCGTATGGATATAGAGCGCAACAAATTACACAAGAAAGCGCAATATAGGGCGGATGCCGTTATAGCGGATGAGGCTCTACAATTTCTAAAAATGTAGTGCGTATGAATGAGATAATTATAAGCAAGAATTTGCCCGAAATGCGCAAAAGCGTGGCCTTAATGGTTCAAAGGCCAAAGGCAGGCCAAAAGGCTATCGAGGTGCGCAGGGCGTTGGCAGAATTGCCCGAAACGTTTTCGGAACTTTCAGAGCAAGAACGCGAGATTTTTTCGGCAAGCGTAAAAAAGCAGATTGGCGAGTATGATAATGCGCTAGAATTAACAGCCTATATTAAGCCTTTATTAAAGTACATTGCAAAGGATGTGGGCTACACCATACCGAGCAAGGATGAGGAATGGCAATACGTCCAAACGCGCATATTGGATATATTGCGCAAGTATTTCGCAAATTTGACTTTGAACGATATTAAGCTGGCATTTGAGTTGACGGCAATAGGCGAACTAGATGTGTTTTTGCCGAAAAACAAAGACGGCAAAGCGGATAGGGGGCATTACCAAAATTTCAACGCGGAGTATTTCTCGAAAATTCTGCACGCGTATCAAGAAAGGCAAGGATGCGTTTTTGAAAAAGTGTTTAAAAGCACTTCTACGATAGCCATTGCCGACAATTCTGCCGAATTGGCACAAAACAAGTTTCGCAAGCTGCTTGTGTATGCTTTCTATCATTACAAATATCGTGGCTACATGCTGGATTTGAGCGCGCCTCAACAAATAATGCTATATAGCATATTGCACAATCTAGGATTTATAACGGCCATCTTGTCTGATGATGATTTAAAGAAGTCTATGGCAGAAGTTCGTAAGCAAATCGCAATGAACATAATAAAGCCATTTCAGGCAGGAATTATAAAGGCTAGGGGCGTGGAGCATGATGCTGTTAAGGCTGGGGCGGTCAAATTCGCACAATATAGGGCAATAGTTGAATGCTTTGACGAGTTATTAAGTAATGAAATTCAAATAACTGATTACATACTTTTAGAGCAATGAAAGTAAATTGGAGATTACAAGATACTACATTTACCAAGGATAAAGGCAAGGTATTTTCTTGTTTTGCTTGTGGGGGGGGGCAGCACAATGGGCTATAAACTAGCTGGTTACGATGTTATTGGCTGCAATGAAATTGACAAAAAGCTAATGGCAATGTACGTTGAGAACCATGCGCCAAAGTATAGCTTTTTAGAGCCAATTCAGACGTTTAAGGACAGAAACGACCTACCAAGCGAATTGTATAATTTGGATATATTGGACGGCTCACCGCCTTGCAGTACATTCTCGATGGCAGGCCAAAGGGAAAAGAATTGGGGCAAGGCAAAGAAGTTTCGCGAGGGTCAAGAAGAGCAAGTTTTGGACACGTTATTTTTTGACTTTATCGAACTTGCAAAAAAGTTACAGCCCAAAGTTGTCGTGGCTGAAAACGTAAGGGGGCTTTTGTTAGGCAATGCAAAAAAATACGTGCAAAGAATATATGATGACTTCGACAAGGCTGGTTATTATTGCCAACACTTTTTGTTGGATGCCGCCAAGATGGACGTACCTCAACATAGGCGGCGCGTATTCTTTATATGTCTACGAAAAGATTTGGCGGCGCAATTTCTTGAGGATGTTGATTTGTTCACAAAGATGCCAAAAATCGAAATGAATTTTACTGGGCGTGAAATTTCGTTTAGTGAAATTGAAGATGTTGGCAACTTTGAACATCCATTATTTCCAAGTTTTCGAGAAGTTTGGGAGCAAAGGAAATGGGGCGAAAGAGATATGTCAAACGCGGCGTTACGCGCTACTGGTGTATATAAGTTTTTTAATTCTAATTACGCCTATCGCTTTGGATGTATCAAGACAATCACAACGAAAAAAGAGGCTAACGTATCATTTCATGAGCCGCGTTATTTAAATTCTGTTGAGGTTATTAGGGCATCAACATTTCCGCAAGATTACAATTTCTATGGCAACAATGTATTCTACACATGCGGCATGAGCGTTCCGCCGTACATGATGTATCATATAGCGAAAAATATTTATAATCAATGGCTTAGTAAATTATAGCATTATGGAGAAAAAGAATTTATCAATTAATTGTATCATTGCAATTGACCCCGGTGCAAGTAATGGCGGCATTTGCGTGTTTAGGCCGAAAGAAACACCAAAGTGTGTAAGGATGCCAAAGGACTTGCACGACTTGCGCGACTTTATTGCGTATTACAAAGGTTTCACCAATCCAATTGTTTTTGTCGAAAAGCTTAATGTGCGCCTAGATGATGCCGAGGAAAATAGGGGCAAATTGTTCCGTATTCAGACGATGCTCGCGAACTTCGAGCAGATAAAGGCCGTGTTAACTCTGCTTGATGTGCCTTACTGCCTTGTGCATCCAATGAAATGGCAAAGTAGGCTTAATCTTCGTAAGGTAGGCCGTTACGAGGAAAAAAGCGAGCGAAAGAAACGCTACAAGGAGGTCGCGCAAGACCTTTACAAGGGCGTTAAGGTCACTCTTTGGAATGCCGATGCGCTGTTAATTATGCACTTTGGCAGGGTCGTTCTAAGCAATGATTTGAGTTGGCTGTTAGAGAATATACCACGTAATACACATAATAAGTTATTCTAGTATGGACAATAGAAGATTTACACGCGATGTTAGCCACTTCGACACGTTAACGCGCGAAATGCTGTGTCACATGTGTCGCAATATCATAGATTATAATGCAATGTATGATAATAGTATAGTATCGTTCGCACAATTCTTAGACAAGGTGCGCCAATTGCGTTATACGCAGCGGCGCGCGGCTAGAATTGAGGAATTACAGGCAAAGCGAGAAATGCAAGAAAAAGAGATTGACGAGATTTTAAACCGCTTTTTTAGCGCGCAATTGACGATTTTTAGTGGAAAATGCACTTTTTCGCAAAAATAATGCTTAAAAATTTTGGCGGTTTGAAAATTATTAGTAACTTTGCAATGTGATTAATAAACAACACAACTGGCACGGCAGTTTCCGTGAAACAAATAAAAATTTAAAAAGATGAAAAATTTAGTTATTGCAGAGCAAATTTCAGCAAAGGCCGTTGAAAGCGTAAAGTCGCAAGTTTGCGACCAGCTTAAAAGGTTTGGCTACAATGTCGTAGCAGACGAACAGGATGCCGATACTTTTTTCCTTACATTTTTTGGAAAGAGAAGTTGCCAAGAAGTGGCTCAACGTTTTCAGCTCGACGGCGAACAAAACGGCGATTGGCAAACAACAATTACCGTAACAATTAGAGAATATTCATGCTCTGGTAACACCGATGATTATTTGTATAGCGTAGAGGTTACCGAGGACTAAGACAATAATTATACCTCACGGCAAAAAAAGCCGTGGGGTATAAACCTTTATATTAACTTTGAGCGTAACTCGCTCACAAAAAGATGATAAAATATGTATATTAAGAAATTAGAGTTATTGAACTTCCAAGTTATCAAGGAATTTAATGCCGACTTTGAGGGCAATGTTTACTTTATCACAGGCGACAACGAATTGGGTAAATCAACGTTGTTGAAAGCAATTGGCGCATTGCTTACAGGCGAGCGCGATGCCGTCTTGCGCAAGGGTGAAGAAAAAGGATTTGCCAAAATGGTTGTTGGCGATAGCGGTAAAGAGTACGAAGTAAGCTTAAAGTTTACCAAGGCCAATCCACGCGGCGTGCTGTCAATCAAAGGCGACAAATTACAAAGCAGCAATGTGTCGATGTTGCAAGAATTGTTCGGCTATCAAAACTTCGATGCCGTGGAGTTTTGCTCATGGAGCGAAACAGCCGAGGGGCGGCGCAAGCAGATAGAGGTAGTTAAGGGGCTTTTGCCTAAAAAAGTACAAGATCGCATTAACGAGATAGATGCGGACGTAAAGGCCAAGAAGTCAGAACGCACCGATTTGAACCGCGATATTAAGCTACTTTCGGCGCAAGTTAAGGCGAGCAAACAAGGGCTTGAGGTTGGTGACGAAAAGAAATACACCACGCGTTTAGACGTGTCGGACTTGCTCAAAGTTCAGCAAGAACAGGCTCAAAACGATGCAAAGGCAACACTGGTACGCAGTAAGTTACAGGAAAGAGTAGACCAATTAGCCGCTATTCCTCAAAAAATCGAGGGTGCAAAAGCCAAGTATGAGCAAACAAAAGCGGCTATCGAAGAAGAATTGAGAATTGCGCAAGAACGCTTTAACCAACTGAAAGAAGAGTTGGACAAGCGCAATAGCATGGCGTTTGAAGAGTTTGAAAACGCACAAAAAGAAATTGCCGCCGAAAAGGCAGATGCCGAGGAGCGCAAGGCCAATTGTGAAAGTTGGCTAAAAGATTATGAAAGCACAATCAGAACGGCGGCCGACACTGATGCAATTGCACAGGCGCAAGCACATAACGAGAAGTGCGCTATCGTTGAGGACTATCTTAAACGAAAAGGCGAATTAGACAAGGTGCAGGCCAATTTTGATAATTTGGGCGGAGAAGTAGAGAAGTTGCTGGCCGAGCGCACCGAGATTATTGAGAACGCGAACTTACCAATTAGTGGCCTATCGTTTACAGAAGATGGCCTAACGCTCAATAATATGCCGTTCATGGATGGCGTTGTGAGCGATAGCCAAAAGATGGAAGTTGCCGCCAAGTTGATTATCGCAGCGAACCCAACGGTTAAGGTGTTCAGAATAGCACGCGGCGAAAGCCTAGGCGCAAAGCGTTTAAAGACTATCCTAGACGTTGCAAAAGCAAATGGTTTCCAAGGCTTTATAGAAAACGTAAAGCGAGGTCAGGAAACTATGCAAGTGGAAGAATACACAGAAAATTAGTTATTTCGGGTGGGGTGAAATTCCCCACCCTAAAAAAAAGATGAAACAAAATGGAAATACAGAAAACAACAGATTACAAGCTGTTTAAGAAATTAGATGGAAACCGCGATGTTAAGAGAAAAAACGCGCTTGTGAAGTCAATACTTGAATTTGACTTAACAATGTATTCGCCAATCATTGTAAGTGAAGATTTCAGAATAATTGACGGACAACATAGGTTTGTGGCATGCCGAGAATTAGGTCTACCAATCTATTTTGTTGTTATGCGAAACGAAAATATCGAAAAGGCAATGATTGTCTTAAACAAATGTCAATCGCAGTGGCGTAACGGCGAGTTCTTTCAGTACAATGTACTGAAAAAAGGCGGTGTTTATACAGAATTAAAAGAATATATCAACAAATACAAAATACAATTATCTTATGCAGTTATTTTGTTTCCGCAAAAGCCATTTGAAACGAAAAAAGTGCGTGATGCAAATTTTGTCTTTGAGAAGTATTCAAAGTGTGACGAATTGACAGAATTTTATATAAGCCCAGAATTTAAGATTTTACCTTTTTGGGCATCAAAACCATTTGTTCGCGCTATACGCGCTTTCTTTGAAAAATCAGACAAAAAGCAACTGGATAAGTTGAAACGCAAGGCTTTGGCGATACCTCAATGTGCTAACAATGTGCAATATATTACAGCATTTGACAACCTTGTGAGAATGATAAGATAAACAATTTAATCGCAAAAATTATGGTGAGCAAAAGAAAGGCTAAGAAAACAGCGGTTAATACAATCGTTGTAAAAAAGCGAAAATCAGTAAAAGAAATGTCCATTAAAGAATTGCTTTTAAGCCCTGAATTTAAAAGGACTTTGAAAAAGGTTGTTTCAGAATTGCAGAACGAACGCAAGCAAAAAAGCGTACTATACAATAAATACGAACTAAAAAGGCATCCTATTGACTACATTAACTTAGATGCCGCCTATCTTACGATAGAATACGCGGCAATTCTCAACAAGAAAAGCCAATTATCTAGCAATGTGCGCCAATTCATTAAGGCTGTTTGCGAGGATGCTGCAAGAAAAACAATCAAACAATTACAAGACAATGAAACCGCGAGAGAAGTCCGCCACGGGGATAATTAACGATGCTGGCAAACTCTCCATGTACATGGGCGAGTTAAACGAGTTCTTTAAACAGCACAAGGGCGAGCGAGTTGTAGCACGTTTCTTTGTCGCACCGAAACAAAGTAGTGCCGCATTGGTAGGGTATTACTTCAATTACGTAGTACCCACAATTAGGCAAGGCATGGCGGAATTAGGTGAGCGAAAGACAGACGAGCAAACAGAATTGTTTTTGCGCGAAATTAGCCCAATTATGCAAGTTGAAAACGTTGACTTGTCAACATGCACGTATAACACGGCACTGAAAGAAATTCGCAAGTGTTCAAATGCCGAATTGGTAGAGCATATTGAATTTTTAAAGCAATTTGCAGCCGAGAACTTAAACGTGTTTATTGAAGAGCCTAATTTGTTATAATAATGAAAATAGAAAATGTATATCGCGCCAAAGAACTTATAGACGAGTATATAAGGATAGAGCGAATTGAATATTGTCTGCGTGAGAAATTTGTAATAACAATACAAATGGATTGTGAAGAAGTTAAACTCTTCGACAACCAAATGGAGTCAGTTCGTAGGGCTCTATTAAAAGAACATCGTATTATGAAAAAATCGTTGTGTGAGGAATTAGAAAATATGTAACATGTTTTGCAAGTGTGGCCAAAAGCCTAGATTTTACCCATTAAAAAGTTGGCGCATTAACCACTATCGTTATACGCCAAAGGGTTTCAGCCGTGTCAAGTGCCTAAAATGTGGGTGCGAATGGCTCACGCGAAAGGCATACACGAAGTATATTAAGAATTTAGATTTAACTTTCAAATTTTAAAAAGATGATTTACGAAATTAAAGATGTTTTGTTTTTTGATGTAGAAACAACGGGAGTGCCTGAAAAAGGGTTGAAATGGGATGTCGATTTTGACAAATTTCCCTTTGTAGTACAATTCGCGTGGCAGAAAGATGGAGTGTTGAAAAGGCACTTAATCAAGCCAATTACGCCCAAAGGAATTGCATTTGAAATTCCAAAAGAAACAACTGAGATACATGGTGTGTCGACAGAATTGGCAATGCGCGAGGGGCGTTTGTTTGAGGACGTTGTGCAGGAATTTGTACAAGATTGTACGGCATCGCCGCTAATCTGTGCGCACAACATCTATTTTGACACATCAATAATCAAAGCAAACATTATGCGCTACCTAGGTAAGGAGTACTATGATAGCAAGGTAGAGGGGGCTTTGTTCAAAGGCAAGCGTATTGATACCATGATGAAAACAATGAAGTTTGTCGGGGCTACATTCCCCAATAGTAGCCGTATTAAATTTCCAACATTGGAGGAACTTTACGCGCGTTGTTTTGACGGCAAAAGGTTCGGCGCACACGATGCTGGCGAGGACGTCAAGGCACTAGCAGAGTGCTTGCCGATTATTGTAGAACTGGGCTTTGTTAAGTTGGAACAAAAGGAGTACAATGAGGACGGCACGCAGAAAAAGAGTGACACAAAAAAGTCTTCGAGCATCCCAAAAACAAAAATTGTAAAGGCAAAAGGGCTTTTTGACGATGCAGACAAGAAAGCGAAAGAGGGCGTTTCGGCTGAAAACGTTACAGAAGAAACACCCAAAAATCCGCTTTTGAGTGGTGAAAGTTTGTGGGGG